GGAAGTTTCTTTTTGCTTCCCGCCGTTGCCATTGTTTGTACCTCTGCTGTGTTTCCTGTTTAAGCCTTGCCTGCTCCTGCTCCTGACCAATGGTTTCCCGCATCTCAAAGACTTTGCTGTACAACGCGCCCATCTCAGGCGGGGATTGGTACACCATCGTTTCCCTGACCGTTATTATGAGTTCCGCCATCTGCTGCTGTGCCATCACTCGCTGCAATGCAGCTTCCATCAGATTGGCATCGGGGTCATAGACGTTTCTAGATTGTTCTTCTGCCTCCCGGATGTGCGTTGCTAGCTGCTCTTCAAGCCTGAACAGCTTTGTAAGCTGAGTGACGATGTCCGCCATGACTTGGGTTTCGTCAACGGCAACGAACTTCTCTCTCTTTTTCGCCACAGGCTTGGACGGCTCGGGGTCTGCTCCGAACAACTTCTGCCAAAAACCCCGAACCTGCTTTGCATCAGAGACAATCTCATCGACAGTCTTCTTGACCTCCATGAAAGACGTTTTGGCGTCTTTGTACAGCTTGCATCCCTGCTTGATAGCAGCGACACAGGCATTGGCGGCAAGAAGAAGGCTGAGCGGATCAATTTTTTACTCGTACAGAATGTTGACAGAGCCAGCGTCAAAGGTGTTTGTACCTGATCTTCCGATAGATAGCTGAGTAAGAGTTGAGCTAAGTGGTTTGCTACCAGAAAAAATGGTAATTCTTGCTGTTGTTGCTGTTGTAGTCGGAGATACGCTTCCGTTCATCACCCATGTGTTTGTTGATGCGTCAAGTAATGACAAAATAACTTGCCCAGAATAAAGATTAGCCGCTGATGACCCGCCACCACTAGTGGTAAGTATAAATGCGGTTGAGAAAGTAAGTACATTTATTGCGCCTGCGTCATTTGTATTGAGTTGATTACCAACATAGCCAGTGATTTCAATTCCACCCGAATCTCCCAGTTGCAAAATAATTTGATCAGTTCCGCTTAATGAAACACCACTCAACATGACCGTCACACGCTTTACCCATGACGGGATAGAAGTAAAGTCAACACTTGTACCAGATGCAGAAACCGCAGTGCCAGAGGTAATAACACTAGATGCCATCGTGCTGACTACCGCGCCAGTAATTGTTGGGCTGGTCAACGTTTTGTTTGTTAACGTCTGAGTGTCGGTTGTACCAACGACAGTGCCAGCAGGGTTACCTACTCCACCTGCTGGGAACGTTACACCGGCTGTTCCGCTAATTGTTGTTGCCATGTTTATGCTCCTTCAGGGGGCGGTTCAGGTTGCGGAATTGGCTTAATGGTCTGGTCAGCCGGGTCGTACCAGAACTGATCTGCTACTACGTCATCTGCACACGGCGTCCAGAACAATGCTGGAGCCACAGGAAATGTTTCACCCTCTGCAACAACCTGAGCCACACGATAACCCGTTTCACGGGGTTCAATGGTTGAAATTAATGCTTCTTTCATTCGTCGAACTCCTTATTTGAAGAATTTACCAACCATCCAGCACACAACGGAGCAACGCTTACCTTCTTCAATGTCTTCAACACCGTGCATGATGAACGATGGAAAACACAAAATTGTGCCTTTAGTCTGCGGTGGGTAATGTTTGTTTTGACCGTCTTGGATAAAGAACCTGCCACCCTTGAAGTCGTCGTTTAGGAAAGCCAGCACTGTCAGTTTGCGACAGTCTTCGCCGTGCTTCAAGAATGTGTCTACGTGCGCTTGGTAGCGTCCGCCTGCCGGGTAGATCAAGAACTCTGCTTGGTTAGCATGGGTGATGTCAAACTGCCATGCTGTGTGGTTTGCTGCCAGACCAATAGCCGCCAAACGACCACCAATGTCTTTGTAGGTCGGCAACATGACCCGCTCAACATTGCGCACAGACTTGTCGATTGCTCCGTCACCTGTGCCAATCACAGGAGGTTGTTTGTCTGTCTTGTCGCTGGTGTACAGCTTAATTAACATGTCGCAGGCTTCAGGTGTCAGGACATCCTGAAATACACGGTAGCGCAGTTCTTCTTGCGGCAGGTTTAAGCCGGGTCGCTTGTCGAACTTCCACTCTTTGTGCGGGCCGTCAGCATCAACGTAGTGCAGGAATACTTGAGCCTGCCACTTACCTTCTGTGTAAACATTGCGCCAGTGGTGTTTGTCCATACCACGGTACATGACTGCATCGCCCGCAGCCATCTTGATCTCTGATGCGTTTGCTTTGCCTTCGTCACCCATGAAGATGGGCCACACATCACCGTCAAAGCCAAGGGTTACCGTGGCGCTGATCTCGCAAGATTCACGGTCGGTGTGGATGACAAGCTCTTCGCCGGGTGCGTACAGGCGTGCGTAGCTGTAGGTTGGGTGTAAACGTTTGCCGGATGCTTTCTCAAAGTGGGGCAGCAATTGAACCAACAAGCTGTCAAAAGCCATAGCGCCATGCACCGCTTCTGATGTTGGGCATTGCTCATCTTTGGTTGTCTTTTGCTCTGCAACCAGACGCTTGAGTTCCGTTGTCAGATCACGGCAGTTGTCCTTGTCAAGGAAGTCCTTGAGGTGGACGTATTTCTCAACAACGAATTGGCTGAGTTGATCGCACATCAGTAGAACTCCTCAACAATTACATAACCCGCTGTACCGGGGCCTGATGTACCTAAACCGGGGCTGTTCACATTTTGTGCGCCACTACCGCCAGCACCAAATCCTGTTCCAGTTGTACCGGGATTAGGTGCAGGGCCGGGGCCTAGTGGAGCTGGTACTGCGCCTAACCCCCATGCTTGAAAAGAATTTCCGCCACCGCCAGAAACTGGCCCCGGAACAGAACTGGGCGTACCCACTGTTCCAGAAAATCCTATTGCCGTTGGGCTTGGCGTAAAACTACCAGATGCGCCGCCACTATTATTACTGCCTCCTGCACCGCCAGTGCAACTAAGAAATGCGCCAAAACTACTTGACCCGCCCGTATTACCTTGGGTATAAGCATTAGATCCACCCGGCCCTGCCGCCGCGCCCCCTGCGCCAACAGTCACAGCTACAGGGCTGGTAATTGATGGCGCGGCAATCCCACCAAACCCGCCCGCGCCGCCACCGCCTCCTGCACCATTACCGCTTGCGGCTGGGCCTCTATATATAGAACCACTGCCGCCACCCGAAAGTAATGTTACCTTTACACTTTTAACTGTTGATGGTTTTGTATATGTTGCGGGAGATGTGTAAACAGTCATGGTAGGCGTACCGCCTACAGCGGTTGTGTTTAGCTGCGCATACCAAGAGGTGTTTGCTAAACGATAAACAAACGTAGCCGCTCCCCCCGCATACAAAGTAGATGGAGCGCCAACAATACTTTGACCAGTATTACCCGCAACAGTCAACGCAGTGATTGACTGAGTTGAACTGAATGAGATGGTCATGCCATCAGCAGGAGCCGCAGGCATTGTGATTGTGCCTGTTGCCAGCGTACCAGCAGGGTTTATCACCAGAACAGTTGTTCCTGCTGCGAATGTGTAGGAGAACGCAGTCGTTAAGACTTGGTAGTCGTACTGCTGGAGAAGTCCCGAAGTTCCATCAATTTTTGCTGTCATGGTTTACACCTTTGGATATTTATCTTTGACTGTTTGAATTGCGGTTTTCCATGCGTCCATCCCGCCGTGATACAGAAGATCAAATTGATCTGCAAAGCTGGGATACTCAGCCGCACGTTTGGATTTATATGCGTCAGGGTCAACCCAAGCATTGACAGCATCCATGTCAATCTCGACTTTGTTGCCATCAACATCAAACGCTTTATCTTCCACAGTCTTAACAACTTGTGAATAGAGTGCGTAAACAGCTTGTGCATTCATGCTGCCACCTCAGAAATTGTGATTGATGTGTTAGCAACCCCGCCAAAAAATCTACCCCCACTTTGCCCGTTTGTAGTAGTAGTGGCAACAGCGCCAGAGCCAAATCTCAGTCTAAAAGTAGTTGAAGATGTTGTGCCAGCAGTCATAAAATAGTTCAGTGGTAGTGTTGTAAGTTGGGCTGCTGGCGCAGAGGATATAGTTGCGGCAAGAGCGTTTGCGGTTGCATCTTGAAATAAAGCTATTGTGCAACTTGGCGATGTAGTTGACCCCATCCAAACAACTTGAATAAGCAATTTACTTGTTGCGCTTGTTGGGGTAATTGCCAATGTTATGTATTCAGTACCTTCAGTAATTTGAGGTATTGTGTCATCGCTCGGAATAATTGTTGTTCCAGTTGCTACAGCGCCTGATTGAACGTTTACAACTTGCAATACAGAACCTGTGGGCAACGCAGCTTTTGGGATTACTTGCCCTGTGCTTGCGGTTGTAATCATTGTACCTGTGTTTGTCGGCAACGTCAGTGTGAAGTTGCTTGCTGAGTTTGGGGCGGCAATGGTAAATACACCTGCCCCGCTTGCGTTTCCTGAAATGGCTACTGAACTCATGTTTTATCCTTTAAACAACTGACCAGACAGAACCGCTAGGAACTGTGACGGTAACACCTGAATCTACTGTGACTGGGCCAAACGTACCAGCGTTCTTACCTGTGGGAATGGTATAGCTTCCAGTGACGTTTAAATCGTTCTCAAAAAATATCTGGTTACCACCTGTACCGGAAGCACCGCCACCGCCACCTGCAACCTTGATGAAATCCCCGCTAGGGCTTATTGTTGAATCCCATGCAACAAGCGCGGAACTCCCTGCCTCAATTTCTACTCCGGTAGTAAACGATGCCGATGTGCCGCCACGGATGTAAACAGAGGTTTGATCCGTACAGTTGTTGACCACCACATACATCTTGCTCAACTGCGGGGCATAGATGTATCGGGTAATTGTTGCTGTAATGGTCGTCGAAGTTACAGTCTGCGACGCACTGACAACCCAACTTAATCCAGCCCCAGAGAGTATTGTTGTTCCAGAGGTAACACCTGTGCCGCTTATGGTCTGTCCAACCTGAATCTGACCGCTTGTTACTACGGAAACGGTAAGAGTTGTACCTGAAATTGATCCTGTAAATACTGCGCCGGGCGCACCGGTAGCAATAAGGATAGCCAAACGAGCTTGGTTAGCAACACCACCTGCGGTAGTTGTCAAAGTCCAGTCTGCACTTGTGACTGACTGGCTCACAGAGCCAGCAATAGCGTCTTCAATCAGTTGCGTCAGGGACGAGTTTACCGTTGCCCCCCACGTATTCGTGAGTTCCCCGGTTACAGGCAGTACAAGCCCTAGCAGTGTTGTGTATGAGGATGCCACGTTTAAACTCCTTTTTGCATTCTATTGGTTTATCAGACAACAGTCCAGACGGAGCCAGACGGAACCGTCACCGTGATACCTGAAGCTAACGTGACTGGGCCTGCACTGATAGCATTCCTGCCCGTGTTGATGGTCGAACTTACGTCAATTGTGGCATCGTTCTCTGTGTAACCTTCGCCGCCAGATACCGATCTACCGGCTGGATACGTGACAAACACATCCTTTGTTCCCGCACTAAAACTAAGTGCTGATGGTTGTGTAGCTGAACTATTTGCCAACACAGTTGTCCGAGCCAAAGTCGTACCTGACAAGGTGTATGTGCCAATCCCCACCTCCCACTCAGATGTGGTTTGCCCGGCAATGGTGTAGTAAGTGGTGTTGGCGTTTCCAACTACAGCAAATGATTGATAGCCAGTTGATGCTCCAAGAAGCGTCACTGTTCCCGTACCAGTCGTAGTGGTAGTTTCTTTTACCCGATCTGCAAGTACCAATGCCATTCTTTATCCTTACGGCGTTGTATCAATCAATTCCCATGCGGTTGGCTCATCTGATTCAATCAAAGACCAC